CAACGATTACTACGACTCCACGCATTTAGATCTGGGCTATCTCTATTGATTGTGAGATAATCAATATCATCAGCAGCCGCATACTCTTCAGGAGTAATGTAATTTGTCACAGGCAATAGTTCAATTGCTGTGCCCACTCCACTCACATAGTATTGTGGATTCTGGCTGGTAGTAGCAACCATACTGCCATTGGCAGAAGTCAATGTTACTGCTGGACCGTTTTTAGTTGCACTCACTTTGAACTGGCTGCTACTAAACACTGTTTGCACGTAGTAAGTAACACCAGTGCTAACTCCACCAAATGCTGTGCTAGAAAAAATAATCTCTTGGCCTACTGCCATTCCTAGTGTAGACTCAGTGGTAATAAGATTAATACCCGCTGCGGTGTTTGTGCAAATAAATGCATTTGACCCAGTAGCATAACTAGAAGGTGATACACTGCCTAAAAATTGAACTTTTAGTCCGTTAGTAAATGTAATTCCATCTGGACTGGTATAATTGGTTTTGCCTAAAATATCTTCAATATAAATTGTGCCGCTGTTGTCTTGTTCAATCAGTCTGATTATCCCAAATATTTCTGGATCAGTGCCATCTTGGTAATACAAAGTGTCCAGCTTGGCTGTAAGCACTGGCATTTCAACAATATACCCTGCTTGATTTTTATACCATTGTGTGCTGGAATATTCAGTACCGTATCGTATGGTCCATTTTTCTAAATTGTCTATGTTTAGAATACTGCCTAGCGATAGATAGGTGTAGGCGCCAACTGTAACATAACTAATGCGCCATACGCTGTAATAATTAGTAGCAGGATCGCCTGCACTATTAGCAAATACCAAAGTTCGTGTGTTGAGGTCAGTGATTCCATCAATGCCGCCATAGGTGGCTATGAATTGATCTAGTCTGGCACCATCAATATTTTCAAAAAACAAATCAGTAACAAGATCAACTGCACCAATGCTGGTAAGATAGTAGAAAAAATCTTGTGCTGTTTTTTGTGGCACATTAAAATTGATTGTGCCAAGATCAATGCCGTTGTCAGTAACACCGTAAATGGATCTAGAAGTTATGTTTGGAGTTATGGGATCTAATCCGTTGACTCCTGGCGCAGTTTGAATCCAAAATCCTGGACCGTCACCAGGTTCAGCATCAATGATGCTGATGGTTCCACGCATGAGACTTTGAGTTTGACAAGAATAATACAGTGTGTCAGGTGCATCTTGCGGCACAACAAATGTCACAGTACCAACTGTTGATCCATTGCGTGTCACGCCTGTGTTGTAGGCATCGCCTGTGCCTGTAGTGGCAGCAGTTTTGATCCAGAACGGAAAATCACCTTGCACAAACAAGTTAAATGTGTATGTGTTGCCCCGAGTTAAAACAATAGGTGCGTTGGGTTCGTTGTCAATGTTGAAACTGCTAACATTGGTACGTGTGACTTTGTAGTTAACAGTTTCTTTGTTGTTTTGTGCTACTTGGAATGTGTAGTTACCACCACGTACTAAATTTATTGTGGGATTATTTCCAGTCACACCTGAAAAAGTGTAAACTCCGTTTTCTCTATTCACAGAGAAATTTTGACTCAGCGCCACACCTGGTGATTGCACAGTGACCACATCGGGACCGTCTGGAACCCAATAGTATTGGCTAAAGTTTACAAATGTATCAAAGTTGATAAACGGATCAAGACTGTAATAGTCACTGGTGTATAATCGGCTGGGTTGTGTTGACGGACTGCCTTGATATACCAAAGAATCAGTTATACCAGGATAGGTAATAGCATCAACAATCTTGCTGTTATCTGTAGGGTCTACACTGATTACACCTGGCTCAAGCTGATAGTCAGCGCGAGTTTTGTCAGGCTCAATCACATATTTGTCATTGGGGTTTACACCAGGACCTACTGTGCGGCCAATGTAGCCTTGAGTCTTTTTAAATTTTGGCTCTTGAATCAACTGATCAAGAGTAGCTGCCAAGAACTGCTTGTTGGCATCGGTCTGAAAAATTTCAGGAAGAAAATCTACGCTGCGTACTCGTGCCATTAAATTACTCCGCTACCAGGTGCAGTACGCAAGTTGGTACTGGTCAATGCATCAATAACAATAATATTGTCAATAGTAGCGCCATTGACAAATATTTCACTGGGTTCTGCTCTTACTTCGTACATGTCGCCAAAGTATTTTTGTGTGTCTAGTGGTACTAGCACCACTGAACTGATTATGGTTCCAAGATATCTGTGCAGATATGCTGCCAGTTCTGAAAAATAGAATGTGTCACCAAAATTCCATTTGTCAATGCTAAAGTACTCATTCATTGCAGCCAACACAGAACTTTGTATTTCACTGGTGCTGGCTGTGGAATTCTGAGCACGGATAACTTTGATTGTGGCCTGCAATGTCTTGGCTGCTTTTGGACCAAACAAAGGTTTGAACACTACAGAATTCAAAATAATGTTGTCACTCAGCATCTTGTATTCGTTTAGTCCTTGATACTCAGTGCCAAGTTCATCAATTGTGGGCATGTTGGGTTCTGTCACTGTCCCAGTGGTATCTGTGATCCAATTTTGATAGGCAGTGTAGTATGCTTGTGTGACTACATACAAGTCAATGATGTTAGTGGTGCCTGGGTCAATTCTATTGGTCAGTGGCGAGTTATGACGGTACTGGAAGTACAAGGCCTGGCGTCCTGTTCTGGCAATCCAATCACCTTCAGCAGCTTGAGTTATTACTCTAACTCCAGCGGTATTAACTGTTAATGTAAAAAATAATTCATCGCTATAGGCGTAGAAAACTTGCCCTGGAGAATACTGAAATTTTACCAATTCAATATTATCGTAGGTAGGATAGTCTGAATTTACCACTCCTGGTTCAGCTAACAAATATCTTTGCAAATTATCAAAGTCCACAGTTCGTTGCAAGAACACCAATTTGAGATTAGGGTTAACATTAGGTGCAACAATCTCATTGAAGAAGTCTGGATTGTCTGGCACCCCGTCTGAGTCTGAATCTCTGTAGCTGATTAACACCTGGAAGTCATCAACATAGCCGTCAGACTCCACAGGTTGGCCAATGATAGTAGTGAAAATATCTCCAGGCAGTGGTGACGAGCTGTCTGGTTTGGTGTTTACTGCCAACACATTAATAAAGTCTCTAATGGTGGTGCCTGTGCGGCTGTCATAGATTTTTTGGTTACCGTAAAAGAAAAATCTTGTTTGAAGCACCGAGCCAAAGTAATATGCAAGCCCACGGAATGTGATTGTGTATTTGTTGTCTACTGCTACAAACTGAATTATCCATGAAGCATCTAAATTTTGCCCCGATGTGTTGCCCGCATACGTTTGACTCCATGTTGCGTCGGCGTTCAAATTGGTGCTGGTAATAACATACCAAGTTCCTGGTGTGCCTGTAATAGTGCCATCATTGTCATAGCCAAGACCAAAATTTCTATACAACAAAATTTGTTGTGTTATTTGTTCTCTTATAGCGGGAGTCAAGTCTGTGAGAAATACAGGAATAATAGTATCTACAACAGCACCAGTAGGCACAAAATTGTTGAGTGCTACAGGACCTTGACCATTGGTTAAATTACCAATGCCATCATTGCTGCCATCTCCTACTATTGCAAGCGGACTAGCCCAAATTTCCAAATGGTCTTCTGGTCTTGTTGGCAGTCCAGGTTTCAATCTATTGTTAGCGTCAAAATAATATGGTTGTCCATCGATAACTGGAGGAACAAACTTGATCAAACTTTTTTGTGCAACATATTTGAATGCAGTGCTGCTTGAAGTTCCAACCATGACTGGTGTACCCACTGCGTTTTGAAAATAGCCTGTGGTTTCATTAGCCAATGTTGTGCTTTGGTGCCAAGTGCTTAGAGCGGTGACACCAGTGTTTACAGTTATCCTTGGAAAGTTTGCATAATAAAATTGTATAAATGTAGCTTCAATGATAGTTGGTTGTATTGTGTTGGTAATGAGGTCAGCAATTTCATTGCGATTGGTCCATGCAAACAATGTGGTAGGAAGAATATTATTTTCCCAGATGCCGCCGTCGCTAGAAAATGTATTGGTTGATGAATACTTGCCTGTGTTGTCCACAAGATCAAGATAGCGACTGGTACCAATTGAAGCACGGTTCACTGCTTTTGATTTGATAATAGAATTGTAAAGAGTAAACGGAAACAGATTATAGTCTTCACCGTTGACCATGCGATTCTGTGTGTAGTATCTTGCTGGAGCACGTTGTTTGATCGCATCAATGCTTTCACGACTTTGAGCATTGCTTACAGGTTGTGTGATACCACAAGTAAAAGTAATTGTTTGCAGATTACCATTCCGGTCAATGTAACTGATTGGCAGCACCACATTCTGCATTTCAGCAGGATTAATAATGTATTGCAAGCCGTTTGACGCACGAACATACGCACGGAAGATACCCACTGGAATCTCAGAGAATACACCATCACCAAACACCATAGTAATCTGGTCATTGGTTCTGCTGGTCACAGAAAAAATAGGTCTTAGTGTTGCAGTTTGTTCTGCGGCCGATGAATAAATGTTTTCAGTGTATGTCCACTCTCGGCTGACACTGCCTACATTGTCTAGTTGAAATAACCAACGGTCTTCGTTATTAACACCATCAATGTTGATATTCACCGTACGATTGGCAATGCGTTCAGCCAAGTTAAAGTCTTGATTCTGCAATGTGCCTTGCTTGAAGAAAAAGAAGAATCCGTTGTTGGCACTTTGATACCCCAATTGATCATTGCGATACAACACATTAAATGTGGTGTTAGGCTTTGGACTGGGTTCATAGATGTAATCTCGGCCGGCTGTGCTTGAAGTTGTAGCTTCAAACGGCATGTTTACGCCGTCCACAGTAGCAGTATAAGGAATAACTGGCAGGAAGCCTGGCACTAGATTTATACCGTATTCACTGGTATCTACACCCAAGATAGTTTGACGGCTGGACGGACGACCAATCTTTTGACTGCTGACCAAGGACGAATTCACAATAGCATTCCACTGTTCCAACCAGTCAAAGTTTGTGGGATCTGCCCAGTTCACTGTGACGTTGGCCAGATTAACTCCGTTGTAATCCACAACATTTTCTGTTGTGGTCACTGAAAATGCTTTGAGCAAGCCCTGTGCGGCTGTGTTACGTTTGGCAGTATAGCTAACCAAGTTAGCCAGTCTGGTCACAGAATCTCTGCGTTCTGCTGTGTCTAAATAATTTTCTCTTGTGTTGAGATCTGTACGGAAAGCCAGGGCTTGGCCCATAAACGCAATAACATCTAATAGTGCAATGTATTCTGATGATTCAATGTAGTCATTGAACGTCTCTGGATAGTACAAACGCAGGTAATCAGTAAAACTCTTGCGTAGAGTTTCAAAGTCATAGCTTTGGAAGTCTGCTTCGCGATAGGTTTGATAGATCTGTTTCCAGTCTTCTACACCAAATATCGCTGTTTGTCTAGTGGTTTTTGCCATTGCGTCTGGGCCTTGTGTTCTTTATCTGTTATTTATGTAGATAAAAAACGGCGTAGTTATACGTAGCTGGCTGAACGGCTGACTTGATTGAAGAACACATTTAATATTTCGGCATCTACGCCGCCTACTGTTTGTAGTTCTAATTCGATTAGCATGCCATTCTCTTGAGGATACACATTGATGTTACTGATGAATATTCTAGGATCACCGCCAGCAACTCTTTGAACTTCGTTAATAATGCCTTGCTGAACAGCATCAACTTGATTTTCAAATAGATAATTCCATAGCACTGTGCCATATCCTGGACGGCCGGGCAGTTGTCCTTGGCGAATGTTAAATGCATTCAGCAGATCTCGCTTGATCAATTCAAAGTCCACTAGTGTGAATTTTTTGTATTGATTTTGAGTGTTGAAGCCAACAAAAGTAGTCATAACAATATTTATGCGGTAGTTTCGGGCCTTGGAAACCCTATTGCAGTCAAACTTGGCAGTCCCCGACGCAGTCTTTCAGCATTGACTCGATCCCACACTATCTCGTCATTTCCAGTGTAAATTAAATCCTCATCTTTGGTATTGGAATAAGCACTAGATTCTATGGCTACTGGCAAAATACTAGGCACTTTGGCATTACCCACAATGCGTTTAGCGGCTGCTTCAAGTGTGTCTGTATTTACAGTATCAATAGCAGCTATAGGTGTATACTCCTGAAGCATGGACGGGTCTATTTTAGTTTGCGCCAAATTTACAGCAAACGCACCATTAACTGCGGCAGCATCAAATTTGGATTTGATGTCAGCCGGTAACCCAGGAGTATTTTTGGCCCAATTTAGTGTGTCAGGCACACTCTTTGCAGCATTGGTGGCCAGACCGCTAAGTGCTTGTGGTGTTAATTTGTCTGTGGGAATTCCCAGTGATTTTAAGTCAGCCACACCCGAAGTCATCAATCCTTGCTGAATTTTGTTTTGAAGCCCTTCATTGCCCAGCAACCCATCAAGACTTTTCACACCATCTCTGCCAGTCCACACTGTGGGACTTTTTAACACACTAGTAAGATCATTGCCACCTTGTGCTAAAAATGTAGCAGCAGTTCCTGGTTTAACAAGACCCCACCGTTCAAGTTGACTGGCATCAAGTCCAAACTTTCCTGCACCCGCTGTGTTGCTAATAGTGTCTGCATTTTGCCCCACCAACTTTGAAGCTTGGGCCAATGTGCTTGTTACATCAGGCAAGCTCATGCTGCCAAGTCCGGCCAGTGCTGGTCCTTGTTTGGCAAAGTCTGATGCATTAATTCCTTCAGTTGGTGTTGATTTAACCAGTCCAGATAATGTATTAACTGCCGTGCTGGCCAAACTGCCTGCTCGAGCTGCGGCGCCAGTTAACGCACCGGTAATAGCCGGTGCTGACGGAAAAGAAAATCCAGTGCCAGCTCCTGACAATGCTGAACTGATAGCAGCGGTGCCGCCACCTGCTCCAGTAGTCAATGAATTGAATGCAGCCGCGCCGCCTTGTAGTGCGCTGGCCACTTGTGTACCAGCACCTTGGCCAAGTGTTCCTATGCTGGCTGTGAGACTGTTTAGATTTGTGCCAGCAGGCAATCGGCTGGTTAACGATGCTAGACCTTGTGTGAGTTGGCTTTGTGCGGCTGCTAGGCCACCGGCTGCTTGCGTGGCAGGACTTAATACATCACCAACTCTGAATCCTGTAAGGCCACCACTGGCTGTTTGTTGATCAAACACTGCCTTGGCCTGTTCGAAAGTAGCACCAGTAGGCGCCTTGACTTCAAACTTTTGACCATTGAATTCAAAATTAAATATGCTCATGCTTTTCTTGCCAATTCAAATCCAGCTGGCACAGGTACAGCACCTGGGTTAGGTGGCGGTTGCCCTGCTTCTAACGGAATTTCAATGTCCACACCCTTGTTGTGGTAAGGATATGGCTCGTGTGTGGGTGCTCGAGTTACAATACTTTCTAATCCGCCTGTTTCAACATTCCACCCAGTGGCACTACTAAACGTAGTGTCGTCCAATTTGGTCACAGTTAAGTTATTAGGAGCAGATACTGTGCTGGCAGCAGGTCCGTTGAGATCAATGCCGCCGGCTTCAAATATCAATGCGCTGCCGCCTGCCCAACTGCCGTTGGCACTTTGTAACGCCAAACTGCCATCAGCTTTTACGCCAATGTAATTTTTGCTGTACAGTTTTAAATTTTGTTGTGCAATAGCTGTAAGGTCTGCATCAGCTTGCAATGTAATATTTTCCACAGCTTTGGCTTTTATGCTACCGCCTGCATACATGTTAATATCTCTATCAGCATGCAAATTAATATCTCCACGTGTGCGTAAGTTTATGCTGTTTGTGGCATACACATCTAGTGTGCCTTGAGCACCAAGTTCAAACCAAGCCAGACCATTAGCATGTGTAATGTAGAAAAAATCTCCACTGTCACTCATTGTGATTTGATGTCCAGCTGTGGTTCTAAATCTTATCAGTCTAGTATTGCCATCAGTGTCGCCATCGTCCATCACAATGCTGTGACCACCCACACGCCCAATAACATTAAGGTCTTGAGGTTTTAATTGTCCGGCTGCAACTTTTCGTTGTATCTCACCCAGTTTCATGCCACCTTTGTAAACCGCTGGTCCAGGTGTGCTAACACCAAACACAGCACTGGGACTTTCTCTCTGGCTTGAACTTGATATAGGACCACGTTGTGGATCTTTAATCAAGCCTTGCCGGAACATGGTTTCTGCCACTATACTTTGAATGGGCTTTGGAGCATCAAAAAATCTTGCGTTTTCTTCAAACGCAAGATTATTGGTATTGATTTCGACCACTGGTAATTGTTCTGCTCCTTTAAAATACGCTGCTTGATTTTCATTTTCTGCAATTACCTGAGTTCTAACTGGGGCAGATCCAACAGCAGGAACCATGTGGCCAATGCTTTGATCTGGTGCAGTGCCAATATAATAGCCTTGACTGCGGTCACCATTTACAAAAACACAAAGCACTGTGATACCCACATCTGGGGGAGTAAACCACATGCCGTAACTGTTGGAATTACCGTCAATGTATTTTCCTACACCCGTTGCCGCAGGGTTATAAGGGGTCGATCCAAAGAATTGTGGCATGTAACTCACTGTGATCCATTTTGAAGGTTCGTTCTCGCCGCCATTGGAAAATGCTTCAATGTAAACTTGTATGCGTCCAGATCTTATTGAATCTGTGGTGTTTTTCACTATGCCATAGAATGGACCAAACTCCGCAGGTACACCTCCACGATCAAACTTGTAGTTTGTAGGGCGCCCTCTACTGCGTTGTACTTCTGTTGCCATTACAATTCCTTGTTAATCATCTTTGGCCATCACTTGTGGATTGCCTCGCCATCCTTGCCCGGGTGGTCTAAATCTTCCAAATGCCGCCCTATCGTCGCCGGCTATAATTGCATTATCTATTGCTCTTATATCTGACGCTGCATTTTCTGAAAGTTTAGGTGGAGAGAAGAAAGTTTTAATACCTGCAATAATACCATTGCTAGTTGGTGGCTGTGGTGGTGGCGCAGGAACCACTGTGTCTTTTGGTCCCGGCGGTGCTGAATTTATCACATTTGGTGTGCCACTGCCAGGACCAGCACTTAACGCTGGCACAGCCAGTGTTGTGGGTCGTCCACTGGCTCCAGCTGCGGCTGCTGAAGCATTGGCAGCACTAGGGTTGTCTGATGTTGTTGCATTGTCTATTCTTCTCACATCAGCTTGAGTTGCAGGTGGTGGTGCTGTGGCCGCTTTGTTGGAAGCATTGGGTTTCATAAAGAAATACAACTTGCCTTGAAGATTTTGATAAAAACTACCTTTACTGAACTCACTAGTACACTGCATGGCAGTGTACACTCGGCTTTGCACTGGTTGTCGTTTACTAGATCCAGCATAAGGATCAGCAAGCCCAGTATTAATATCATAGTCTTGTGGCCGTTGCCACGCTATCTCAAACATGACCTCTCTAGCATCAAAATTTATAGTGCCGTCAGGTAAGAATGCATTGAAGTCAAATTCTTTTGCGCTAACGCCGCCAGCAAAACTACCTTGTTGTATCCAGGCAGGATCGCCTACAATTTTAACGTTGCAGTTAGCCAAGCCCACTGGGTCATACAAACTCTCGGCCAAATTGGCCTGTGGTTCGTTTTGTTTGCCATTGTCACCAGCACTGTTTTCTGCACTGGCTGTTTGAAAATTGTAAAAAGGTTGATCTCTCATGCTGCTGGTAAAAGCCTTGCGTTGCTGAAACGCAAGATTGCCTTTGGTCTGATCTCCACTAATAGTAAGATTGTAGAGATTGTTCATAGTTTCTTTGTAATCAATCACCGCAGTATTTTTGCCAGTAAACCAGTAGTTGTATTGTTTGTGCAAGCCACGGAACTTGTTGATAGGATAGTAATTGCTACTAAAGTTCATAGGAGTGTAGGTGTTGATTATAAAAGTTATCTTTTGTGCATAATCATTGCGTTTGTTATCATACTCTAGTTGTGTTGCTTGAAAAGTGATATTGAACCACACAATGTCTTTTTTGTTGGCATCATTTTTGACTTGTAGGGCATCATCTTCGTTAAAATACAAAACGTTTTGATCAGTCACAAACGTGCTGTTTCGTATGGCAAGCTCAATAGCCTGAACTAATTGCATACCAGCAGTGATGGAATAATTTCTGCTTTTGATATCTTTAGAAATTCTCTCCATAGCAGCTGAATCTGGATCTGTAGTAGCAGGTGGCACCATTCCAGTTTGCCTTGCATTTGTTTTTGTTCCTGGTGGAATCAATCTAGCATTTTTAATTGCAGTGCCGCCGCCACCTGGGCCTGGATTGGCAAACACAATCTCATACTGATCTGCTTGTTCATATACACCTTGATTTTTTAAATCTAGTTGAAATTGATTCATTGCACCCATGAGGCCTTGAGTGATGCTGGTCTTTTTTGTTGTGGGAGCTGCATCAGCTTTTGGCGGCGAGTTTGCCAAATTGGCAGCAGCAATTTGTTCAGCATCACTTACATAACCCACAGAACTGTTTGTGGTGGCTGCACCTGGAGTGGCTGTGGCTGCTTGAGTGGCAGAGTATTTTACATCTTGTCCCAACAAATCACCAATGTTAGCAGCAGTCAATTCTATGTTGTAAGGTATGGTTCCACGACGAGTTCCGGCAGCAGATCCTTCGCCAGGCGCAAGTCCTTCAAAACTGTATGTGACCAGTTTACTGTCAATGGTCCAGTCACATTTAGAAATTTTGAATGGTATAAACTTTTCAATTACTGAGTTGGGATCAGACTTGTTGCCGCTGATGTTGGTGACCAAATTGCCTTGCTCGTCGTATCCGTAAAATCTTATTACCATGAGATAAACTACAGATGCGTAGTTGATGCCATTTTTTTGACCACTAGCAGGCATGAAGTCTTGCACTGCTTCATACAGTCTATCCAGCAAAGTAATACCGTTGTTTTCGACTATGGTAAATTTAATGCTTTTGGTTGAATGTGGTGCTCTGGTGCCACCACCTGTGAGAAAATTTTCAATAGTAACAGAGTCAATATAAAAGTCTAACGGAAATGCTGGATTGCGACCAGCATCAGCATCCTTAGCACCTGGAATTGATGTATTGGTGCTACTGGCTCCATTATTTTCATAAAATGTTTGTGTGTTGGTGTTTAAGGCGCCTTTGAACCCGCCTGAGTTTTGTGGAGCTCCACCGCTTTGCACCAGCAACATATAACCATTCACTGTTTTTTTCTTGCTGTACACCAACTGCTTGTATTGTGCTGGTGTCATTAGATACCAACTGGCTCTATAGGTGTAGCTGGAAAACCGATCCAATACATTGGCTTGAGGAGTTATTACTTGATTGCTGCCATCAGTGGAAATGGTTCCAGTTTGTGTTCTTTGTTGAAGTAATGCTTGATTTAACGCATCATTTTCTGTTTGACTGGCACCACCATATGATGCTCCTGCATCATCACTTGGTGCTTGATTGACATTTGTGCCTGCTCCGCCAGTGGCATCATCGTACTGTCCAACACCAGTACTGGTAGGAGGAACAGCTACTTGTCCAACTCCGCCGGTGTCATCATTGGCACTGGGGTCTTGTCTAACACTTCCTTCAAACCCAGTTTCATAATCTGAGGTTGACTGTGTTTGTGTAAATGATCGTGTGGCAGCGTTGGTGCCTCGATCACCGTCACCTGCATTGGTAGTAGGAGTAGTTTCTGGAAGGGTAGCCATAGGTTAGAACCCCAGTGTTGATCGCAATGTGGTGATCTTTGGAATGTAAATTCTAGTGTCTGCTTTGAAGTCTAGTGGAGGTGCCGTGAGGGTGTTGGGATTGCGTTGATAAAACGTCCACCACAAGCCAGCATCTCCATACAGGTCATAAGCCAACAAGTCTGGACGATATTGATAAGTGACATTTATAATCCACAGCTTGTCGTCACTTTCTTTGGGGATAGGTCTGTTGACCATCACGTCCAAATAAAACTGATTGTAGCCAGTTTGAAAATACGGACTGGTACTTGTGTAAGTTGCAGCCATTACCAGAATCCTCCACCTGCCAATAACGAACCATTGGCAAAAGATTTTAAACTAAATTGTTTGCTGACTTGATTGCGTGTTTGCATGGGCAATAATGTTATTGAAATTTCTACTTTGGTTGGAACGTAAGTGCTGTTGATAGCAGTTTGATTGGTGACATTTTGGTTTACTTGACTGGGACTAGGACGATTACTCAAACTTCCATTGTTTAATCCTGCATTGGTTAATCTATCAATAATAGCCACAACTGTGCCTAGGCTGCCACCAATAGCAGGACCGGATGATTGATTTCTGCGATTTTCCATATTCAGCCCAATGTTGTTGAATCCATTGGCACGAATGTAATCCACATCAGTAGGCAAACTATATCCAAAAGTAGTGACCACACAAGGACTTTCGTTAAACTGATATTTTCCAAATCCACTAAGATATACCAGTGGTGGCGGTGTGCCTGCCTGTTCGTCTTGGCCATAAAACATTTTTGTTACGGATTTAAAAAAGTGTATCACTGCCAACAGGTATGCAGCTTCGCGAGTGTCTTGTGCAGTGAATGTGCCTTTGATACTGATATTTTCTACTGAACTATTTTGGTAAAAATATCCACGATAGTTGGAATGTGTTAGATCATAGTTTGCGTATTTGGCCTGATAACTGGTTTCAATAGCAGGTGTGTAAGGAAATATCACACCATCAGTAGCAGCCAATGGAGCTAGTATTCCAGGGGCTTTGTCTTTGTAAAGATAATTGGCATTTGGTGCTAATCTCAATCGTACACGCCAGTCAGCTGCGGCAGGAGTATTTTGGCGTGTTTGCAGTGTACTTTGATTTTGTGTGTTATTTGTCAATCCACGGACAACTGCGGCGTTGGCATTTACGTCATCTTGATTTTGCACCACATTTGGTGTGCCAAATTCATTTGAATCTAGTGCAGTTAGGGTTGATACCGGAGCAGGTGAGTATGTGAGTGCGGCTGTTTGTAAATCAGCGGCTTCTCGTGCTCTGTCAGCAGCTTCAAGGGCCGCATCACCTGAATTGGCTAGATCTAATTCAGCAGCACGATCCAGTCTGGCATTGAGAGCTTCGTCTGCTTGGAATTGTCTCAGTTGTTCTTGTTCTAACAGCAGGCCTTCAGTAACTGAATCAACAGGAGTGGCTGACTCTGCGGCTACTCGTAAGTCAGCAACTTCTTGTGCTTGAAGAATTGCTTGTTGTTGTTCTAACAAGCCGTCGGTTTGTATATCAACTGGTGTTGACGATCCTACAGCTATGCGTAAGTCAATAAGTTCTTGTTCGGCTTGTTCAGCAGCTAGTACTTCATCGCCATCGGCCGGCAACGGACTGGTAGCAGTTGCACGTATTGGGTTTAAAGTTGTTCCGAGCTGTATTCCAGTTTGTTGATTTACTACTGGGTCTGGGCCGCCAGGCGCTGCTACCGGATTGTTCACTGCGGTTGTACCACTGGTCACAGTTTGTGTGGTAGTGGTAGTGTTTGGAGTTGTTATAATTGTCGGCGTGCCCGGAGTTTCGGATGCTGCTTGTTTATCAGTAATTGTATTATACTGATTTTGAAGTGTGCCTAATTTTGCTAATCTTGCTTCATTTTCTTCTGGCGTTAGGGGAGGTAGGCCTGCACGTTTGCGATCAAAGTTACCAGGATTATCTCTATAAAACTGATTAATTTCACGTTGCTTTGCGGCTGCTTCAGCTGCATATGTTTGGCTCTCTGCTGTGGCCGTTTTTGGGCCAGCAATAGTTGCAGTAGATCCGCCGCCACTCACATTTTCAGTGCTGGTTGTGACATAGTTAATTGGTGTTAATTTGCTAGGTGTGCTATTGGCTTTGACTTGATAAGGTACTTGGGTAAAATATCTATCAGACTCTGCTTGTTCTTGTGCTGTGGGTCGATCATAATTTACACCAGCAACTTTTGCACCTGTAATTTGCGGACCCATAGCACCTGGATTTGGATTCTTTGTTCCATCAGAATTATATGTGTTAGTGATTTCATAATTCTGATCACCTACCAATATTCCTGCTTGAGCTGCGGCGGCCTCTTCGCTCAAGCCTTGTTGACGAAGTTGATTAAATGTTGCTGCTTTATTTGGATCGTAACCTTGAGTGGCCATGTCTGTTTCCTATAGCTTATTTACCGCTGACAAAAACGGCGCAGTTTAACAAGAGGTTGACAATTGTTGTAAATATGCTACAATCCTAATAAGGAGACCTTGTCATACTATGACTTTATTACCAAAAGCGGCACCTCGTGTCAATTACCTCAACAACCGTGATATTTTGAAAGAAATACACTTCAGCAAGAACACCTATTGCTGGTATCGAGATCCTGTACAGGACCACCAGTTTGATTTGATACTGCCCGGCCTGGACAAAATTAATCAACGCACTGTAGTTGAAGCAAGAAAAAATCGTGCTGACCGTATCAAACGCGAAACAGGCGAAGTGATTGATCAAAAGAAAATTCCCAACACTGACCTAGTGTTCAGGATCACCTGTTGGGATCACATTCCTAAAGCACCTAAAAAAATTACCAAGGCCGAAGCCAAACGCAAAAAACTAGAAGACATTTTTGAACTGGATGATGTAGCAGAAGATCCACTAGCAGAAATATTGGATGTGCCTGTGTTGGATCTAAATCATGTGCGTGTGAACTTTCCTCCGTTTGAACAGTATAGACTGGACGAAGATAAAAAACCTTATATTGTGGGCCGTAGCCACTGGAAGGGCGATTTGACCACAGGAGAGTTTTCAAAAGATCACGGCACAATGACCAAGAAGCTGGCGCTGATGTTTATGAAACTGTGCGAACGCTATGCCACTCGATCTAACTGGCGTGGCTACACCTACAACGAGGAAATGCGTGGACAAGCTCTACTTCAACTTAGTCAAATTGGTCTTCAATTTGACGAATCAAAATCGCAAAATCCCTTTGCTTACTATACCGCTGCTATCACTAATAGCTTTACACGGATTCTTAACATCGAAAAGAAAAATCAGAATATCAGAGATGACATCCTGGAGATGAACGGCTTGAACCCATCATGGACTAGACAGAACTCCGGCAAAGCTGGTATGGCTGCCATGTCCGGACCGGTTGTATCTAGCTTGGATGAGTAGTATACTAGCAGGATGACTAATCTATTCCGCAAGGCCGCAATCTTCACTGACATACACTTTGGACTCAAAAGCAATTCAACTCTGCACAATGAAGATTGTTTGGCCTTTGTAAAATGGGCTACTGCTAAGGCCAAAGAGGAAGGGTGCGAAACTGCCATGTTTCTGGGTGACTGGCACAACAATCGAGCCAGTCTCAACATTGTTACACTCAACTACAGCCTTCGATCACTGGAACATCTAAATGCTAATTTTGACCGTGTGTATTTTATACCTGGGAATCACGACCTTTATTATCGCGACAAGCGTGATATTCAGAGCGTGGAGTGGGCACGTCATCTCCCCAATGTGGAAATATGTAACGATTGGTTTAGTAGCGGTGACGTCGTTATTGCTCCTTGGCTTTGTGGCGATGATCATAAGAGGATACCTAAACTGACCGGCAAGTACATGTTTGGGCACTTTGAACTGCCGGGCTACTTGATGAACGCCATGGTAGAAATGCCAGATCATGGCGAAGTACGCAGAGAAGACTTTGGAAATTTTGAACATGTATTCACCGGACACTTTCACAAGCGACAAACCAAAAAGAACATTACCTATATCGGTAATGCGTTCCCTCACAATTATGCAGATGCTGGTGACGACGAACGAGGACTTACTGTACTGGAATGGGGAGCAGCGCCTGAGTTTCATGCTTGGCCTGCTCAACCGACCTATAGAGTATACGGTCTCGCCAACCTTATTGATAACGCTACAGCTCTTCTTAAGCCCAAGATGCATGTGCGTGTTGGACTAGACATTGAGATTTCATACGAAGAAGCCAACTTCATCAAAGAAACATTCATCCGTGACTACGACTTGCGTGAGATGTCGCTGATTCCAAACAAGAACTCAGATGTGGATACGGACATGGCGCCAGGCGAGATCAAGTTTGAGTCAGTAGATCAAATTGTCACAGACCAACTCACAAACATCGAGTCAGAATTTTACGACAACAAGCTACTGCTAAAGATTTATCAAAACTTATGATTATCACAATAGAGTTTGACTATCAAATTAGTCCCAACAGTCTATTGGTGCAGGTGCAGTATCCTGGCAACAATGTGGTGTTGGATCTCAGTCAGGATGCAAAAACTCTACAATTGAATTTTGAGTTGCCGATACAAAATCAAAATATCGACTTGACACTTTGCTGCAACAATCTTTGCATAGTTGATTATCCACTGACAATTACTAATATTGTACTTGATAATTTCTATCAATCCAATGGTATATTGTATCGCGGACGCCCAAAGTTTGATCAGCAATTTCTTTTGCTATCAGAACAAAAAAACATGTATCTTGATCTTGCAGTTAATGACAGCAACAGATTGGATTTCACAGGACAACTGTTGTACCAGTTTGTCTGGCCGTTTTATAAAAACACATTTCAATGATTCAAAAACACATTGTTAACATAGGGCACCCAAGAGCCGGCACAACATGGCTGTGGAAGTGCGCTGGGTTCGAACCTCGGATTGACAAAGAAAATTCTATACTGACAACAAGTTTAGATTTTGATCACTACACAAAGTACTACAGTCAATACCAAGTTAGTGCAAATTTTCAAACTAACCTTTGGTGCATGGACACAGAGATCATAAAATTCGTTCAAAAGCAGGCCACTCACATAACATTTATTGTTCGCAATCCTTTTGATTTTGTAGAACGGTATTTTGATTGGGTGCATCGAGGCCAAGATGTTGATACTCTAACCAAATACCTTTTGTCTAATGGTTTTGTAAATTACAAAGACATTGTGGATCGATGGAGTGGTGCTGCAAAGTTTCAAATATTTTTCTTTGAAGATTTAGAACAAGATCCTGCCAAATTCTTAGAAGAGTACATGGCATTTTGTCAATTGCCCTTTGCAGAAAACACACTTATCAACTATAATACAAAAGTCAATGTGAACCCCAAGCAGGAAAAAATCAAACTCAACTTCACAGACAAACAAATTGCTCTAGTGAATCAAGAGATTGATCGTTTCCAAACTGTTGTCAGCAGAGATTTAGCACACTGGAAAAAATGATTCGATTTAAAAACTTAACCGTTAAAAACTTCATGAGTGTGGGCGCAGCCACACAGGCTATTGACTTTGATCGCAATGATCTTACACTGGTGCTGGGCGAAAACTTAGACCTAGGTGGTGATGGATCAAGAAACGGCACAGGCAAGACCACAATCATCAATGCACTAAGTTATGCATTATACGGACAAGCATTATCAAACATCCGCAAAGACAATCTAGTAAACAAGACCAATGCCAAAGGCATGCTAGTCAGTCTAGACTTTCACATCAATGGTACAGATTACAAAATTGAACGTGGGCGCAAACCCAATGTGCTCAGGTTTTATGTGAACAACGAACACAAGGCCGCAGAAGACGAAGCACAAGGGGATTCAAGAGAAACACAAGATGCTATAGAGCGTATTATTGGCATGAGCCACGACATGTTCAAACATGTGCTGGCCTTGAACACCTACACAGAACCGTTCCTAAGTTTAAAAGCAAACGACCAACGCACTATCATTGAACAGTTGTTAGGCATTACCTTGTTGAGCGAACGAGCTGACCGTATCAAAGAACTCAACAGACAAACCAAGGATGCCATCCAGTCAGAAGAGTTTAGAATTCGTGCTGTGCAAGAAGCCAACAAACGCATTGAAGAACAGATTGAAAGTCTAAAGCGTAGACAAGTGCTTTGGCAAAAAAAGTACGACAGTGACGTAGCTTATCTAGTTGGGCAGTACGATGACTTAGCAAAGATTGATATCGAACTAGAACTGCTGGCTCACAAAGATCTAGCTGTGTGGTCCGCAAGAAAACAACAACAAGATGCATACACTGCTCTTATCAGTCGACAAACTGCTTGGAAACAAAAACAAGACCGAGACATCAGTGAGTTAGAAGCAACTTACAACAAACTCAGTCACATTGACATTGCAGCCGAACTTCAAGCGCACACTGACTTGGCTGTTTATACACAACGAGCCAAAGACTTTGTGGATCTTGAAAAACTCATTGCTAGATGTGTGTCAGACGAAGCCAAAGAACAAAAAGTAATTGATAAGTTAAAAGCTGAAATTGAAGAATTAAAAGCTCACAAGTGCTATGCTTGTGGTCAAGACTTCCACGATACCAATCACGAAACAGTATTGGCAGCAAAAGAAAAAGCCTTGCAAGAGGCAGCACTACAAGCGTTGAGTACCAACACTCAGTGGATAGAGAATACTAATGCACTGAGCGCACTAGGCAAGTTGGGTGCCAAGCCCACAACACATTATGCAACAGAAACAGAAGCAATTCGACATTCTAGTGAGTTGGAAAATATTCAGCACAAGATTGATGCTAAACGTGCAGAAACAGATCCCTATGCTGAACAGTTGGCAGAACACACACCTGTAGAAGTTGGCGCACAGCCTGTTACGCATTATGATACTGAAACACAGGCAATTGATCATCGCAGTCGCATGAACACCATGCTAACACAGATCAATAGCAAAGCACAAGAGACCGATCCTTATTCAGAACAAATTACCGAAATGCAACAACAGGCCCTGCAGATAGTAAGTTATGATCATTTGAATGAGCTCACCAGAGTGCAGGATCATCAGGACTTCTTGCTCAAACTGTTGACTAGCAAAGACTCGTTTGTGCGTAAGAAGATTATTGAACAAAATTTGAGCTATTTGAATCAACGTCTCACACACTACTTGGATAGAATTGGCTTGCCACACACCGTGAAGTTCATGAACGATCTAAGTGTGAGCATTGAAGAACTGGGTCGTGAGCTGGACTTTGACAACCTGAGTCGTGGCGAACGCAATCGACTGATCCTTAGCATGAGCTGGGCATTCCGTGACGTGTGGGAAAGTTTGTACTCGCCCATTAACTTGTTGTTCATTGACGAGATGATTGACAATGGTCTAGACACACAAGGTGTAGAGAATGCACTAGGCCTGCTGAAGAAGATGAGTCGTGAACGTCACAAGTCAATCTGGTTGGTTAGCCATAGAGATGAACTTACCAGCAGGGTAGAAAACATTCTCAAAGTCGTCAAAGAAAACGGCTTTACCAGCTACAACACGGATGTAGAAATTGCGTAAGATCAAAGTATTACACCTTGAACCTACTGATGTGTGTCAAGCCGCATGCCCGGCATGTGCTAGAGAGACTGACTCAAAGTTTCGCAAGGATCAAAAACATCATTTGACTATTGGGCACATACAACGACATTTCAGTGATCGTAGGATCAAGAGCCTGGACAAAGTTTTCATGTGCGGCAATTACGGTGATCCAGCCGCTGGCGCATATACCGGCGACATTTACAAATGGGTTAGACAACTGAACCCCACAGTCACACTTGGCATGAATACAAATGGTGCTATACAAAACACTTTCTGGTGGCATGAAATTGGACGCTTGTTCAATCAACCTCAGGACTATGTGGTATTCAGTATTGATGGATTGGAAGATACCAATGGCGTGTATAGAAAAGGTGTGAGTTGGACCAAGCTCATGCAAAATGCACAAGCATTTATCGAAGCAGGTGGATCAGCACACTGGGACATGTTGGTTTATCAACACAACGAACATCAAGTGGATGAGTGCGAGCAGCTGGCTCGCGACATGGGGTTTAAGTGGTTCCGTGCCAAAGTCAGCAAACGACCGCTCATTGGAAGACTGGAATGGCCACGCAACTATCAAGCACGCTCATTTGAAGGTGCTATAAAGTGTCATGCCAAGCAAGAAAAAAGTGCTTATATAGATGCTCGTGGCAATCTCAGTCCTTGCTGTTGGATAGGTGCCACACAAACAGATTTTGTTCGTACTGATTCAGTAGTAGACTTTTATCCAAAGAAACATGCAACTTGTGTTGCAACTTGCTCAATAGATCAATCGCAAACAGCATTTTCAAATCAGTGGCGCAAAGAAATTGAGTTATGTTAGCAACTTGGCATTTTCACATTGAGATCTCCAGCAAGTGTACCTTGCGATGTCCTCGGTGTGCCCGACAGGAAGTACCTGACAGTCTTGTTAACACTGAATTAGATTTAGAGTTTTTTAAACGCAACTTCACTCCCGAGTTTGTGAGAGCTAATGTTGAGAAGATTACATTCTGTGGCGATGATGGCGACCCTATCTATGCACATGATTTGATACCCGTAATTAGCTATCTTAAAAGTATAAAACCTGTTGAAATTGTCATTGTTACCAATGGATCACATAAAAAATTAACTTGGTGGACTCAATTGGGTACTTTGTTGGACTCAAAAGATAGTGTTCACTTTAGTATAGATGGATACGATAACGCCAGCAATAACTTGTATCGTGTAAACAGCGATTATGACAGCATCATTGATGGGTTACAAACATTGCGTAGAATAAGTGATTGCCAAATTGTGTGGGCTGCTATTGCATTCAAGTTCAACGAACATCATATAGACACAATGAAAAAAGTTGCCCAACAACTTGGTGTGGACAAATTTCAATTGACCAAGAGCACAAAGTTTGGCAGTGTGTATCCATCGTATGGCGTTGACGATCCACTTGAACCCAGCGTAAAATTTGTCAGCAGTTCACATCGCTTTGAACGCGAGGTTATTCCTCTGTCAGAAGCAGGCGAATGGACTGCAATTCCACTCACAAACAACCGACTATTCAATCAAACTCAAAGTCGTAACGGTGTTACACCGTTATGCGAGATAGGCAACAAAGGATTGTACATTGATGCCCGCGGCAGATTATTTCCCTGCTGTTGGGTAGCCAACAGATACAATCACAATTCAGACTGGCAACAATTAGCAAACAGCTTTAACCTAAACACAAAAACACTAACAGACGTATTAGCAGATAACTTTTGGGCTAACGAGTTCCAAACTTTCAAGTGGCAAGAATGTCAAACCAAATGCTCTAGTACATTAGTTGACGAAAAATACGCCACTTCTTGGTAAAAGGAATAACTATAGCACATAATCAAAATCACACATGACATGGCTTTATCAAGATACCCCAATTGAGACACTGCCCGAAGAATGTGTAGGTTTTGTTTATCTAATCACAAATAATCTATCTGGACGCAAGTACATAGGCAAAAAATTAGCAAAGTTTAGCAAAACAACATATAAAATAGTCAAACAAAAGAACGGCACAAAGAAGCGGAAGAAGATACGATCAAAGGTCGACTCAGACTGGAGAGAGTACTACGGGTCAAGCCCAGAATTAACCGCAGATGTAATCACTTTAGGCACCGAAAACTTTACCAGAGAAATACTTTACTATTGTAAATCAAAATCAGAATGTTCGTACATTGAAGCAAGAGAACAGTTCACAAGAAAAGTATTAGAATCAACAGATTATTATAACGGCCATATTCAAGTTCGTGTGCATGGCTCACACATCATCAACAAACTTTAATCACGACTCTGTGCTGAGTGTTTGGCTCAGCCCCATTGAGGAACGGTGCAATACCCGGTTCAGACTTGGGCGTCAAAGGCAACTGTTAACTTAAGGCAGCAAATGGTTTGGGCAACGTGAAAAAGATACGACCCATGCTTATAGGACTTGGATCTATTTCGGGTTACTAGGGTTCCGTTGATATGTGAAGCTAGAGTAGGGGGTACCGGTCAACCGCCTCCGCGTTGGAAACAACAATCTCTTTAGAATAGATGACTGGGCTACTCGGATGATGCTCTCTCATGTTCACCGTGCATACGGTGAATTATGACCAGTTAATCTGGATGATACTAATTCAAAGAAACAGTTAGTTGTTGAGCGATAGCGAAAACAACAGACTTGCGTAGCAAGTCTTTAATCATCTAAGTTAGTATCTGGCCAATCTCTAAATAGTGCATGTTGTATTGTACCTGACACAAACTGATTGAATGACTTGTGTTTGTCTTCGAGTTCGCCTTTGAGTGGTGCAACTCGTTTGAATGCTGAGTCCATTTGCGCCATGTCTCGAAACTCCATGATGATCATCCATTCGGGCATGTCTGCGATTGAACGGAATCCCATCTTGCAACGAGTTATTCTGTAGTCCATCATTCGATCTTCTGAAACCAAATGATCAAAGAAACTTTTCATTCCGTTAACCCAATCAAGGTCTGAGATGTCGCCTTCTTTGTCTGCCCAAATTGTATATAAGTCTGCCATAGTTTACTCCAGTGGTCCTAGTATTTCAAATCCTGCCATGTCGGATTTGTATAAGTGTGCTTGTTCAAGGTACAAGTATTGGAATCCACGTTCCTTGTAGATAGCACACTCTGTTTTCATTGTTTCAATGCCCAATCTCATCTTGGGCTTGTTGTAGTTCCATGCAAATTGATCGCACAGTGCGTTATGATCGTTGTACCGTTTGATTAGACTAAATGCAACCAGCCGATCTTGATCATAATATCCAATCACATCAGTCATTGGATCTGTGTATCGACTGTCAAATATAGGCATTACACTTGCAAAATGTTTGTATTTGCAGTAGTCTCTATAGATAGAATTCAACTGTTTGATATCAGGGTCACGCAAGTACTTCCACTTTACACTTGGTGTATAGTTTGTTTTTGCTAGATCAATTCTGGCAAACTGATAACTCATCTTGGATCCTTGCGATGTTGGAATAACCCAGTAAGATACTCTTCTGGCCAGTTGTGATAGAATCCTTTTTCAGCCATAACTGTTGCTTTGGTGTTTAGATCGCTAAGACTTTGCACTAGAGCTAGAGCATATTTGCCTTGGTTCATGCACACACCGTTAACTATTTCTTGATCTGTAGGATGATCTTCGAGTGCAATAATATCTGCTTTTAGGAGATGTTCGTGATTGGCATTTTTTAAACTGCCGCTGAATATTTCATATGGCCAAGCCACAGGATTGTACACATAGATTATGACTTCACGATCGCCCATGCCCCAACGTGCTTGATTCTTCAAATCAAAGTAGGGATCTACGCCTATTCGCACATCGTAACTTTTCTTCATGCGTGCTGAGCGTGCGTATGGACACGGTGCCCAGCCGCCAAGAGCAGGATGCGGAACTTCTACAAAGTTCACAATCCAGTTTTCTATATCTTGAGTGACTGTTTCAATATCCATTAGAAGAACGGCAAGTTTGTTTTCTTGGTAGTTTCAATATTTTCTTTGGCCAATGCAGCAATCATTGCACGTTCGTTGCTGCTGAGTTGTAATACTTGTTCGTAAGTGATGCCGCCACGCATGTGCCAGGCCAATTTGAATCCTTCTTCTCGAATTGAATTGGCCTCCTTTTCCATGCCCTCAATCATCTCATTGATTTGTTCTGCGCTTGCGGTTAGGAGGCGGCGCCGAAAAAATTTGCTGTATCCAAAGTAAAGTTTTGTTCGTATTCATGTTCGCAATTGGAACAGGTCATTTTTATTGGCTTAAACTCGTCATAGGTACGAATTTTAATTGCATGATCTCTAATCTCACCGTAAAGTTGACGGTCACAATTCATTAAAAAATCTTCAATAAAATCTGGTTCAGACACTAGAGCTTGCGGGGTCTTGATACCAACAATGCTACTTCTGATGGCTTTCACTGTGATCTTGGTAATCTGTTGAATAGCATCGTTTAACATTTTGGTTTTTTGTTCTTCAGTCAACCCAGAATTTGGCAACTGTGCCAGCACACGTTGTTGTTCAAATTGCAACAGGTTAATTTCTGTTTGCTTTTCGTACGCAACAGACTGGAAGTAAATTTCAAGATCACCGTGCTTGACACATTCTGAAAAGTCTGGTGTATCCAACGTATCTAATAGATTTTTTAGATCAAGTTCAAAATTATTTTCTGTGGAACAATTTTCACAAGTTGTGTCAACTGCCATCATTGGTCCATAACTGGCAATACGAATAGCTGTAAGAATAGTGTTGAGATCGCAGTTGGGCATGTGCCAGGCATTTTTAATGCTGGGTATGCAACTTTGTACCACACTCACAATGGCTGCTCCGTTGAACAGTGCATCAGGAGTGCGATAGGTAATTTCGTCCATGGCAGTCATGGGCAGAATTGGCAGTTCTCGATTGACTGGCATGTCTATGCTGCCTGGCGGCCAAAATTGTCCATCACTGGGCAAGCGAACGTAAATGGCAGGTTGACGGAAAAACGCTCGTAGCGGATTCAAAGATTGGGTCATTTTTTTACCTATAAATATACTTCTACTTATAGGTAATAAACCATGACCGAAGAAGAATTAAGACGACTTGCCGATGCCACTCGTGAACTTACTGATTTCACAAGATTTCAGTCTGAGGCCGCTGCTGCTGCGTCTGCTGAAACTAAAAGACTTGCGCAAGAAGAAAAAGGAGCAAGCGAAGCTGCCTCTCGATTCAAATCCAAAATGGACGCTGCGACCGGCGCGACCGGCGCAGTGGTTGATGCATTTGTTACCTACAACAAAGAAGTTTACAAAGGTGCCAGTGCCAACCAGGCTGCTGCTGCCAGTATAGAAAAAATGGCCGAAGCTGCCAAATATGCAGGTGCATTTTTGGCAATTCTGGTTCCTGGTGGACCAGTAGTCAAAGCGTTAGTTGCTGGCCTAGGATTGCTAACCGGTAAACTACTAGAAGCCGGTGCTGAAGTAGCAAGACATACTGATCAAGTTTTTAAAGCCTATCAAGACATGGCTAAAATTGGTGCCACTGGTGCTGGTGGCATGCAGGATGTTTTTGACGGCTTGCAAAAAGTTGGATTAGGAACAGAAAAATTTGGTGAGTATCTCAAACTTGTAAATGAAAATTCCAAAGATTTAGCATTGTTTGGAGGTTCAGTTCTCAAAGGTCGCAAGGCCTTTGAGGATACCATGGGGTCGTTGACTAGAGAACAGCGTGTTCAGTTGGAGCTGATGGGCCTGGACAGAACTGCTCAGTCTGAAGCCACAATGGGTTATATCAAGCAACAACGCTTGTTGACCATGGGTACCAAAACACAGATGGATACCAGCAGTACTGCTGTGATGAAGTACATCAAAGAAACTGATGAACTCACTCGCATTACTGGCATGAACCGTCAAGAACAACAAAAAGCTCTAGACGAAGCCATGAGTCGTGAGCAGTTTGCAGCAGCCATTTCAAAGATACAGCGCGAACAAGGCAAAGACGCCGCAGATGCAGCCAAGAACTATCATGCTATGATGTATGCTATTGACCCCAAAGCTG